TTGCTTTAGCCTCTCATTGCCCCAGGTGAGGAACTCCCTTGGGGTTCCGGTGCCGCCGACGCTAACCCTATTAATGGCATAGTTAGCCCACTCTATAGCGGCATAGCCCTCGGCGCCGATAGCGACCAGGTCCTCGTGCTTGGTAGGGATAGTAGACCCCTCAGCATCAAGGGTATGTAGAATGCCATAATAGACATTGCAGTTAGAGCCATCAGGGACTTCATCGCCAAACAGGGTTAGGACATGCCCCCATAGAGCGAACCTCTGGTAGCGGGGCGGGAACTTACCCACCGGATACTCCACCGCCTCCACCATAACCCTATCGGTCAGGGAGGATATATCAATCACCCTGGAGCCTGGGGTGGTAGGCAGGGTAGCCTTTGCCGGCAAGGGAACTGCCTCAGAAAACTCCTTTACCGCATGGGCGATGTGCCTGTCCAGCTCATCATTGCTCCAGCGGTAGTTCCCCGGGTCTTCATCCTTCATGTCACGCCTGACTATGGTTCTCATAGTGTTTAGTTCCATAATTTCATACCTCCCCCCTTGATGGGCGTTTCTATCTTGGCGGTAAGAGAATCGGAGCCCCGTCCCAGTTCACTGGCAAACAGGTTCTTGAGCAGACCGCCAACTTCGGTGCCAGTGCCGGTGTCAAAGGCGGCTAATAGCCGGGCAATAAGGGCTTCAATACCAGAGCCGGTTTCACTGCCAGCCAAGACCGCGCTCTGCACGGGCGCACCCTCTATGCCAGAACCAGTATCAGATGATGATTTAGCTTCCGGGGTTTCCAGTGAATAAAGGGCATCAACGCCAGAGCCAGCATCAGATGAGGTCTTCGAGGTTCCTGCTGGAGTATAATCAACCTCAACATAGACTTGGGTGCAAATGGTCTTATAAACACCATAATCTGCAGCTCTTACAGCTATGCCTATTTGTAGTTTGTCTATCTCATCCCAAGTGAAAGCATTGGTAGTGGCAGGGTTTTTAGTCCACTGCTTAGAATAGTATGCATAGCTGGTAGTTACTGTTTCCTCGCTACCCTCATCAGGCGTATCGGGAGCGCCATCTCCCGTGCCAGCCTTGATAGCAAGTTTCAGACTGGCTTGGTCGGGAGCTCCATCAGCTTTACAGCAGGCATAGACTGTAATGTGATTTATAGTGTCGCTACCAACACTGTGGTCAGCAATGTTGTATAAATCTCTACAATAGTCCCCGTGATATTTCCCGCAGTGAACTTCTGTAGTGTCCCCATCTCCTCCCACACCTGCTTCATCTACTAAAGTATGGTGAGTTCCACCGTCTTCTGGTGTCTCATAGGGAATATTCTCTTCATCCCCAGCAGCATTGGGTCTTAATGTCTCAGTCGCCATTAGTGCCACATCCTATCTAGGGCTTCTCTATCAGCTTCAGTGGCTCTAGCCTCAAAGTCTTTCCTATCCTTATAGCCAAGCTCTTGAGCATTTAGCTCCTCGCTGGCATCGAAGAACTCCTCAAGCGAATTAACCCCTTGCTTCTTGAGTTCAGCCAGCAGCTTATTCAGCAGCGGTGTGTGCTCTTCAGGTATGCCCCTATGCCAGGGCTTGCTGTAGAGTTGGCGGTGGGCTTCCCGGTAAGCATCAACCGCCTTACGCCCTTCTACAACCTTCAAGTGAATTACTCGGTTCATCCCTTGCCTCACTAGCTCAAAGTGATATTAACTTCCAAAGTCCAGGTGCCACTTGATTTTGTGCCCAGAGAGTCAACCTTTCTATTGAGGCACTTGCCACTGGTTGATTGCTTCACCACCCATTCATTCCAGGCATAGTTGGCTTCGCTATCACCGAAGCTAGCCTTAAAGGTTGCCTTTTGTGCGGCAGAGGTAGGATAGCCAGTTTCCATACCCTTATAGGTTTTATTGGTGGCTGCCTGTAAATCCGTCTGGGTGGCATCGGCAGCAGTATTGGAATCGCCAACACCAATCTGGGCGTGGGAACTATCGAAGATATGGTCAGCCCCGGAGACTTCCCCGGTAATCAAGTCCCACAGCTCATCAATGCCAACATTAAGCAGGCAATTACCCTCGCCCTCAATTACCTCATAAGGCTTGAACCTGTCATAGAAGGCTTGCTCTGAACCACGATAGGGCTCAATGTCCTGGTGGTATTTACTGAGCTTGTAGTGACAAATCCATCGAGCTACATCTTTGCTTTCCATTTTTCTCTCCTTGGGGGAGCCTCCTGGGAAGCTCCCCCGAAATTCGCTGATTTTAGTCCTTAACCCCGATTAAAGCAGCTGCCTTAATTGAGCTGAACAGAGCCAGTGAGCAGTACCACTTAATGCGGGTTCGTGATGCGTCCTTGGTCTCCAGCGAGCCGATAGGCTCCACAGTTAGGTGACCAGGGCTGGTTAAGCCACATAGAGCCCCTTCCCCCATCTGGAAGGCATAGATAGTGGAGCAAGTGCCTCCGCTGGTTGCCGTCTCCGCACCAGCGGTAAGGACATGGGTATCCAGTATCCAGTCATTGACGCCAATGGGGATGCTATCCCACAACTGGACGAAGTTACCCCACTTATCTCTATCGCTCTCTATCATTCCCCCAGCCGCCCTGACCAGGGCGTTAATCTTCCGCCTGGAGCGTCGGCTCATAAGCAGAATATACGGCTTACCACCCTTTACCGCATCAATAAGCTCGTCCAGCTTAGCCAGGGTAAGGGTAGCCCCGGTAGCCCCCATGGCTATTACCTGGTCGCTGGCAGTGGTGGTATCAATGAGCTTCCTCAGACCGTCAAACTGCTTGGCATTGGTGGTTGAATCCCCATAGATGAAGCCTTCCTCAAACTTGTCCTTGAGCGCCTTAGCCTTCAGCTCGACCACTGCTGCCTCTAAATCCTGGAGATTACTTCGGGTCGCCTTGAGGAAGTTATCCACATCGGCATCACCACCCATAATCTTCAAGTTTGCCGTTTTCTGCTCGAATGTTGGTGTCGATTCAGCCCAGGTATCACCAACATCATAGAAATCGATGGTAGGCAAGGTCTTTTCCTGGTTATAGGTCAAGCCATTGCCCACAATCTCAATGAAGGGTAGTCCCTGAAGGATAGGCGAGTCCTTGACTATGGTCTCCACCACCCCTTGAAGTAGCATATCAGTTGACAGCTTAGCTGCCTCGTCTAATGTTAAAGCCATTGTTAACCTCCTTTAGAGGAAATCCTAAATTCGAATTTCTAAATCCTAAAAGTTCCTTATTGTTTAGGGTTTAGAGTTTAGGATTTCGTATTTTATTGTTTACCTCCTATTGCATATTGAATCTTCTCCCGTGGGGATAGGGCTGAGAGGTCTAGTGGCGTTCTCTGCGGCGCCCCAGCCGGCACCCTGGCCCCCGCTATCTCAGCCTCCAGTTCCTTCCTCACCTTGTCGATGAGGGTCTGGGCATCTTTCACCGACCTATCAATAGCCTCAATGCTGTCCCCGGTTATCAGCTCCTCGGGCATCCCCGGGTTTGATTCGACTACCAGAGCCCGGTAGCTTGATACTGCCTGAGCTCGACTATTATCCAGCTCGGTCAACCTCTGGTCTAACTCAGCCAAAGATTGCTTGAGGACAGCAATTTGGTTATCCCTATCAGCTATAGCCTGCTCTAGCTCGGAGATGCGGGAATCCTTGGCAGCAAGCCCCTCATCTTTCTTGGCTATCAACCCCTCTAGCTCCGCAACCCGGGAACTCTCTAGCTCCTCCCCGTTGGGATTTTGGTTTTGCTTATCATTGGGCAATTTTCGTCCTCCTTATGGCGAAGATTCCTCAACACCAGGGTCGGCGGCTAAAGCTCTCTCTCCCTCTCTGCCTCTCGTTGACCTGGCGTTAAGCGGGTTCCCAGAAAAATCTTTGATTTTTCTGGGTGCATTAAGCTCCTTATTCATCCTGAGGATAGCCTCCCTCTCCTCCAACCACCGCTCAAACTCATCCTCTGAGTCTTTAACACCTATTTCTTCCATAGCCCTACGCCTGGAGTGGATACCGGTCTGAACCAGTGTCTGCTCGTTAGAAACCAGCCTGGTTAAATCCTGAGGCAGTATTGGACTCCATATTACCCGTAACCGGTTATCGCCAAACCTCTCACCCCGGTACCTCTCCATGAGCTTAAGAATCATCTTGTTTCTCTGGTTATAGACGGCGGTTCTGATAATCCGCTTTCGTCTCACCTTCTGAAGTAGTGGGTTAAGCTCAATCTCGAGGGCTACCCCCGAT